AGGATATGCGGCGGCTCCTTTTATGCTGAGCTGGGGCCCTGAAAATGAGGTGTTTGCTGTCACCTCCGGGGAGTTTCAGAAGAACAGCAAGGCCATCTTTGGCTACTCCTATGACAGTGACAAACTGCTGGCCCTGCGGGAGATTTTCCTGCACGCCACCACGGTCTACTGCTACCGCCTGGGCTCCGGGGCTTCTACGGCCTCCTGTGCCCTGGCAAGTGCCAAGTACCCCGGTGTGCGGGGCAATGACATCACCATTGTCATTGCGGCCAATGTGGATGATGAGAGCCTGTGGGATGTCAGCACCTACCTGGACGGCACCTGTGTGGACACCCAGACGGTGGCCCAGGCCACGGACCTGACTGCCAATGACTATGTGACCTGGAAAAAGGGCCTTGAGCTGGCAGCCACGGCGGGCACTCCGCTGACCGGCGGCACCGATGTCACCGGCATCACTGGTGACAGTCACCAGAGCTTTTTGGACAAGATCGAGGCGTATTCTTTCAATACGCTCTGCTGCCCGGCCTCTGATGCCACCATCGTCAAGCTCTACGCCTCCTACACGGAGCGTATGCGTGATGAGGTGGGTGCTAAATTCCAGCTTGTGGCCTGGCAGCCCTCCACCGTTGACTATGAGGGCGTGATCGGCGTGTGGAATGAGGTGACCCACTCCACCATCTCCGATGTGGACAAGAACGTCCTGGTTTACTGGGTCACTGGTGCCCAGGCCGGTGTGGCCGTCAACAAGTCCCTCACCAACTACAAGTATGATGGTGAGCTGACCGTTGACACCGACTATACCCAGGCGGAGCTTGAGGCGGCCCTCAAGGCTGGCAAGTTTATCATGCACAATGTCAACGGGGTCACCCGTGTCCTGGAGGACATCAACACCCTGCTCACCCTGTCCGACACCAAGGGTGAGGTGTTCCAGAGCAACCAGACCATGCGTGTGTGTGACCAGATCGCCAATGACACGGCGGTCCTGTTCAACACCCGCTATGTGGGCACCGTGCCCAATGATGCCTCTGGCCGCTCCGCCCTGTGGGGTGACATCTGCAAGCTCATCCGGGACCTGGAGAGCATCCGGGCTGTGGAGGACTTTGATGAGGAAACGGTCACCTGTGAGCAGGGTGACAAGAAAAAGGCGGTGCTGCTGACCATCAACGGCCTCAACATCGTCAACGCTATGGCCCAGCTCTACATGAGCGTGGTCATCCAGTAAAGGAGGGATAAGGTATGAATAGCGCCACTATGAACACGCTGGACGCTGTAAGCGCCAATTATGCGGAGTGCTTTGTCACCATTGATGGCACCCGCTACTCCATGCTGATGGCCAAGGAGTTTGAGGGAAAGGCCACTGTCAACACCAAGGAGGTCTACAAGCTGGGCAACCCCGTGGTGGGTCACAAGCCCCAGACCGTTGCCCTGGCCTTTAGCATGACCATCTACAAGTGCACGGAAATCTTTGATGATGTCATTGAGGAGTTTGTCAAGACCGGGGTGATGCCCACTTTCACCATCCAGACCTCCAACGATGACCCCGCCGCCACCGTGGGCCGGAGCACCAAGATTTACAATGACTGTGTGCTGGATGGTGATGTGCTGCTGTCCATGTTCAACAATGAGGGTGACTTCGTGGAGCAGGACATTGAGGGCTACTGCGACAGCTTCACCCGCCCGGAGAAGTACACCAACCCGTCCTATATGTAAAAGGCGGCTCTGATTAACTAAAGGAGGAAATCATCCATGAGTAATACCCTGTCCGCTTTTATGCGGCCCAATGTCCAGCAGATTGAAAACCACCGCTTTGCCGCCTCCCCCCGCTTTGTGGGGGAGGACGGAAAGCCCCTGGAGTGGGAAATCTGCTGTATCTCCGCCGATGAATACGCCCGCATCCGCTCCGGCTGCATCAAGCAGGTGCCGGTGCCGGGCAAGAAAAACCAGTTTACCCAGCAGCTTGACACCTACACTTTCCAGGCTAAGGTGTGCGCCCGCTGCACGGTGTTCCCGGACCTCAACAATGCAGAGCTGCAAGATAGCTGGGGCACCGCCACGCCGCATGAGCTGCTGGGTAAAATGCTCATCGGCGGTGAGTTTGATGACTATGTGCTGGAGGTATTCCAGACCAACGGCTTCAAGAGCGAGACTGACCTGGTAGACGAGGCAAAAAACTAATCACGGACGGTGACCCAGAGGCCAATTATGCACACTTTTGTTTGCAAAAATTTGGCTGGGAGCCGTCCAAGTTTCTCAACCTGCCGGTCAAGGAGCGTGCTTTTGTGATCGCCTCTATCAAGACCCGCTGTGAGGCGGAGAAGAAACAGGAGGCGGAGCTCAAGCGCAAGGCGAAAAAGAAGAAATGACCAGCGGCTCCGCTCCTTGCGATGGGAGCGGAGCTTTTCTAAGGTGGTGAAACCGTGGCAACTATCAAATCGCAAATGACGCTCAATGACGGCATGAGCGCCGTGCTCAAAAAGGTCACGGCGGCCCTGGACACAACGCTGGGGGCCTTTGAGCAGGTCCAGCAAGCCTCTGGCCAAGCAATGGATGCCACCGTCATCCAGGAGGCCAGGGCCCAGCTTGCGGAGGCCTCCAGTGAGGTGGATGAGCTGGCGGAGGGCTACCGTAGGGCAGCGGAACAGGAGCAGAACGCCAAAACCCAGGAGGAACGGCTCAACGCCAGCATCAACGCTGGCACCGAGGCAGCGGACAAGCTGCTGGGTAAAATCACCTCTATGGTGGCGGCCTATGCCAGCCTGTCCTCCATCAAGAACCTGGTGACCGACAGCCTGAGCGCTGCGGACACTCAGATCAATGCACAAATCCAGCTCAGTACCGTCATGGGCAACATGGGCTCCCTGGACTACTATGACCAGGTGCTGGACAAGGCCAGTGAAATCCAGAGCAAGGGCATTTATGGCGATGAGGCCATGATTGCAGGTGCTGCCGAGCTGTCCACCTACTTCTCAGACGGTGAGGCCCTACTCAGCATGATGGACACCCTGAGCAACTACGCAATGGGTATGTCCGGCGGCGGAGAGCTGGACAGCACGGCTATGGTAGACTACGCCACCGGCATAGGCAAGATCATGACCGGCAGCTATGACGCTATGACCAAAAAGGGCTTTGAGTTTACCGATGCCCAGAAAGCCATCATTGAGGGCACAGCAACAAATGCCCAAGTTGTGGCGGAGCTGGGTGAGGACTATGTGGGCCTGAGCCAGGAGATGCAAGCCGCTGCTGTCATCGGTGATGTCATTGATGAGAGCTGGAGCGGCCTGTATGAAACCATGAGCAGCACCCCAGAGGCCCAAATCATCCAATTTAAGAACACTCTGGGGGACCTTGAGGAGACAATAGGCGCTGGTATCTACCCGGCGGTGCTCAACTTTGTGGGGGCATTTCAAAACAACCTCCCGCAAATTGAGGCCCTGGCTATGGGCTTTGTATCGGTGCTCAGTATAATTCTCAATTTCCTCACGGATATGGTCACCGGGGCCCTCAACTTTGCCTCCTTTGTGCAAACCAACTGGAGCGTCATAGAGCCCATCGTTTTGGGCATCGTGGCCGCCCTGGCGGCCTATGCAGCCATCTCCGCTGTGGTGGCAACCATCAACGCTGTGCACGCCGCATCTGAGGGCGTGAAAGCAGCGGCGCAAGCTATGGCAACGGGAGCGACCTTTGCAGAGACTGCGGCCCAGTACGGCCTCAATGCAGCCCTTGCGGCGTGCCCCATTACCTGGATAGTGGTGGCCATCATCGCTCTTGTGGCGGCCCTGGTGGCCGTGTGCAACTGGATTGCAAAGACCACCGGCCTGGCACAGACCGGCTTTGGTATCATCACCGGCGGCATTGCCGTTGTGGGCGCTACATTCAAAAACCTGGGCCTCCTGGTGGCCAACATTGCCCTGGGCATCTGGAACGCCCTGGGGGCCTGTTGTAGCAACATCGGCACCGCTTTCCACAATGTCATTGCCAATGTCCAAGGCTGGTTTTACAATCTGCTCTCCACGGCGCTCACTGTTGTGGCGGGCATCTGCGAGGCCTTGAACAAGCTGCCCTTTGTGGAGTTTGACTACTCCGGCATCACCAGCAAGGCAGAGGAATATGCGGCCAAGTCCGCTGAGGCCTACGACAGCAAAGAGGACTACACCAGCGTGGCCGATGCCTTTAATGAGGGCTTCAACACCTTTGATGCCTTTTCTGAGGGCTGGGCCTCCGATGCCTTTAGCGCCGGAGCGGCATGGGGTGACGGTGTGGCCGATAAGGTGAGCGGCCTGTTTGACTTTGGCAGTACCGACATCGGCAGCATTGATGACTATACCACTGGCCTGGGCTATGACCTGAGCGACATTTCCAGCGACACCGGCGATATTGCAGACAGCGCCAGCACGGGTGCAAGCGCCCTGTCTGACAGCCTGGATGTGACGGAGGATGAGCTGGAATATCTGCGGGACATTGCAGAGCGGGATGCCATCAACCGCTTTACCACAGCGGAGGTCAAGATTGATATGACCGGCATGACCAACAAAATTGACAGCAGCATGGACCTGGATGGTGTTATCAGCCAGCTCACCGATGGCTTTACTGAGGCGCTGCTGACTGCCGCAGAGGGGGTGCACGCATGAGCTATGCCTGTTATCTGGGCGGGGTGGAAATGCCCACCCCGTCCAAGCTGACTGTCAAGATCAAGAACAAAAACAAGACCCTGGTGCTGCTCAATGAGGGTGAGATCAATTTCCTCCGCACGGCTGGCCTCACTGAGCTGATCGTGCCCTTTGACCTCCCCATGCTGGGCGGCAGCCAGTCCCCGGACTATTACCTGGGGGTCCTGGAGAAGTTGAAAACCTCTAAGGAGGCCACCCAATTCATCCTGGTGCGGACCTCCCCCAGCGGTGGCGTGCTCTACGACACCAACATCAAGGTGAGCGTGGAGGACTACACCATCACAGAGGACGCAAAGGAGGGCCTGGATGTCAGCGTGGATGTCAACCTCAAGCAGTGGAGGGACTACGGTACAAAGACCGCTGCTGTGGAGCAGTCCACCGACACCCAGACCCAGACCGTGACAGTAGAAACGGAGCGGGAGGCCAGCACGGCACCCACGGCCAGCTCTGTCACAATCCAAAAAGGTGACACCCTCTGGGCCATCGCCAAGAAATACTACGGCGATGGGTCCCAGTACACCAAAATCTATGAGGCCAACAAGGATAAAATCAGCAATCCTAACCTCATCTATCCTGGGCAGGAGCTGACCATCCCATGACCTATGAGCTCATTATCCAGCACGGCGGCACTGTCATGTACCCGGTCACCGTTGAGGGTGTAACGGTGGAGTGGGAACGGCAGGGCCAGCCGGGCAAGCTCAAGTTTGATGTGGTCAAGACCGATGGCTTGAGCTTTCAAGAGGGGGACCCGGTCCGCTTCTCTGTGGACGGCACCCCGCTTTTTTATGGCTTTGTTTTTGAGAAGTCCCGCAAGGGCAGCAACCCCAAGGTCATCACCTGCACGGTGTATGACCAGCTCTACTACCTCAAGAACAAAGACACCTATGTCTACGCCAACAAGACAGCCTCCGATGTCATCAAGATGGTGGCGGAGGACTTCCAGCTCCAGGTGGGCGGCCTGGATGATACCGGCTACACCATTGAGAGCCGGGTGGAGGATAATCAAACCCTCTTTGACATCATCCAAAATGCCCTGGACGAAACGCTCAAGGCCACCGGGCAGATGTATGTGCTCTATGACGATGTGGGCAAGCTGACGCTCAAGGCCCTGGGTAGTATGAAAATCAATATGCTCATTGATGATGAGGCCGCTGGAGATTATGACTATTCCAGCTCCATCACCTCCAGCACCTATGACAAGATCAAGCTGACCTACGAGAACAAGGACACAGGCAAGCGGGAAATCTACATAGCACAGGACAGCTCCAACATGAACCAGTGGGGCGTGCTCCAATACTATGAGAAACTGGACAGCACCGCAAATGCCAAGGCAATGGCGGACGCTCTGCTGGACCTGTACAACACCAAAACCCGCACGCTCAAGCTCAAGGATGTGCTGGGAGATGTCCGGGTGAGGGCTGGCACCCTGCTGGTGGTCATGCTGGGCCTGGGAGACATCAATGTCTCCAACTACCTCATGGTGGAACAGGTCAAGCACACCTTTAACGAGGGCCAGCACCTCATGGAGCTAAAAATGCGAGGTGGTACATTTGTCGCTTGATGCCAATGAGCTGGTCCGTGCCGTGAAACAGGCGGCGGTGGAGGCCGTCAACGCCGGGGCCCCAATGGCCATGTGCTTTGGCACCGTTACCTCCGTTGACCCGCTCAAGATCATGGTGGACCAGAAAAAGACCTTGACTGAGGCCCAGCTCATCCTCACCAACAGTGTGCGGGACTTCTCCGTGGAGATGTCCACCATTGAGGGCACGGGAAAGAGCGAGGGCCCACACTACACGGAGGAGGAAAGCGGCGGCGGAGGCTATGCAGAATTTGCCTCCCACAAGCACAAATACCAAGGCCGCAAAAAGTGGAAATTTCACTTTGCCCTCAAGAACGGGGAAAAGGTCATCCTGCTGCGCTGCGATGGCGGGCAGAAATACATTGTTTTGGACAGATGGGAGGCGCTGACCTAATGGCTACATTACCGACAACGGGAGAAAACCTTGACCTCATCGGCTTTGCCCTGGATGAGCAGCCGGGCTATACCCACAAGCTGGACATAGACCGCAACAAGGTGACCGGCATGACGGACAAGCGGGATGCCCTCATCCAGGCGGTGTATCTCATTCTGAATGTGGAGCGCTACGCCTACCCCATCTATTCCCGCAATTATGGCTCTGAGCTGACTGACCTGATCGGCAAGCCCAAGCACTATGCCATGAGCGAAATAAAGCGCCGTATCACGGAGGCGCTGGAGCAGGATGACCGCATCACCAGTGTGGACACCTGGACCTTTGAGACTGGGCGGCGGAGTGTTCTGGCCTCCTTTGTGGTCCACAGCATCTATGGTGATATGGACATCACAAAGGAGGTTGAAATCTGAATGTTTGAAAGTAAAACCTATGAGGCGCTGCTGAAAAGCGCCCTTGCCAGAGTGGACCCCAGCATAGACAAGCGGGAGGGCTCAATGGTGATGAACGGCGTGGCCCCGTCTATGGCAGAGCTGGCCCAGCTCTACATAGGGCTGGACTACGTTTTTTCCGCCACCTATCTGCTGACAGCCCCCCGTGAATATCTCATCAAGCGGGCCTCTGACCGCAATATGTCCCCCTATCCGGCCAGCGCTGCGGTGTTCCGGGCGGAGTTTAACAAAGAGGTGGCCAATGGCACCCGCTTCTCCTGTGAGGACCTAAACTTTGTCGTGACCGGGCGGATGGAGAACGCTGACACGGACACCGGCCTTGCCCACCAAGTCACCTGTGAAACGGTGGGCAGCATCGCCAACGGCTATGCTGGTACGCTCATCCCCATTGAGTATGTGGATGGGCTGACCCATGCAGAGCTGGTGGAGCTCATTGTCCCCGGTGATGATGAGGAGGACACGGAGGTTTTCCGGCAGCGGGTCCTTGACAGCTTCCAGTCCCAGGCCTTTGGTGGCAACCAGGCGGACTACACGGAGAAAGTGGTGGCTATGGCGGGCGTGAGCGCTGTAAAGGTGCACCCCGTCTGGAATGAGAGCATAGCCCCCTCAAGCCTCATCCCGGATGATGATGTCACCGCATGGTATGAGGCCTCTGTGGGCGCTCTGAGCGCCCCTGTGGCGGCCTGGCTGACCGCCGTATATACAGCGGCCAAGGACAAGCTGCTGACCGTGGGCGGCACCGTCAAGCTGGTCATTATGGCCTCTAACAATGCGGCCCCGTCCAGCGCCCTGCTGGAGGAGGTCCAGACGGCGGTGGACCCGGTGCAGAACGCCGGGGAGGGCCTGGGGCTGGCCCCCATCGGTCATGTGGTCAATGTGACCGGCGTGGAGGAGGAGCCCGTCAACATCACCCTCAACCTGACCTACGCCTCCGGCTGGAGCTGGGAGGCGGTGCGGAGCTATGTGGAGGCCGTCATTGACAGCTATTTTGAGGAGCTGGCCAGCGCCTGGTCCGGCTCTGATTATTTGACGGTCCGCATCTCTCAAATTGAAAGCCGCATCCTGTCCGAGTGCTCCGCAATGGTCACCGACATCGGCGGCACCCAGATCAACGGCAAGGAGGCCAACCTGGTGCTGGGTGCGGACAGCATCCCGGTGAGGGGGGCTATTGATGGATAGAAAGCTCATCAACTACCTGCCCCCGGTGCTGCGGGAGGTGCTGGACTTTAAGGCCATCAATGGAGCCTGTGAGCCGGAAATCTCCGGGGCCTGGGATGCCCTGGGCCGGGTGCTGGCCAACCAATTCCTTGACACCGCCGATGAGAGCGGTGTGAGGGTGTGGGAGAAAGAGCTGCAAATCTACCCCAAGGACACAGACACTATGGAGGTCCGCAAGGCCCGTATCAGGGCCCTGTGGAATATGGAGCTGCCCTACACCGTCCCCTGGCTCAAAAACTGGCTCACAAGCATCTGCGGCCCCCAGGGGCATGAAGAAACCATAGCGGACTACACCATCAACATCCAGCTTGACTACACCGTGCTGCCGGACGCTGACAACCTGGCCGCTGAAATTCTGAGTATGCTGCTCAAGGTCCGGCCCCGCAATATGCGGGTGCTCATGACCGCTTTCCTGCAATCGTATGGCACCATTTCCACGGGTGCCTGTGCGGAGCTGTCCACCTACACGGAGGTATGGCCCCTCATTGTCAACAACCTGGAGAGCAGCGCTGAGGTGGCCGTTGAGGCCGCTGTGGAAACCTCCAACCACACCGATGTGTGGCCTATCATCATCAACAGCCTTGAGAGCTCCGGCGGGTCCGTCCTTGCTGGTGTTCTTGAGTATCACAGAACTGTTGAAATCAACCCAAACGAACAGGAGGAGTAAAAAATGCCTGAAACCACCCAGTCCTACGGGACAATCATCACCACGGCGGGCGCTGCTGTCATCACAGATTGCATCCTCAACGGCAAAATGCTGGTGATCGCACAGGCCGCCGCTGGTGACGGCGGTGGCGCATATTATATGCCCACCGTTGACCAGACGGCGCTCAAAAATGAGACATGGAGGGGTGCCATCGCTGACGCTGAGGTCAACAGCACGGTGCCCAATATGTTTGATGTCAAGATCGTCATTGATGACGATGTGGGCGGCTTTATCATCCGTGAAATGGGCCTCTACACAGAGGACGGCGTGCTGGTGGCTATCTGCAACACCCCGGACACGGAAAAGGTGGCCATCTCCGGCGGCGTGTCCGGCAAGCTCACAATGGTCATGCACATCCTGGTGGCGGACACCAGCGTGGTCAACTTCACCATCACCCCGTCCCTGGACACCGTGAGCAAGGAGGACCTGGACGCTGCCATCTCTGAGCACAACGGGGACCCCAACAGCCACTATGACATCCGCCAGCTTGCATTGAACTCTATGCAGCAGGGGGATGCCTACACCAAGGATGAGAGCGACCAGGCCATCTCTGAGGCCATCGCTGCCCACAACAGCAGCTCCACGGCCCACCCCGCCCTCCAGGTCAACATGACCTCCCTGGAAAGCCGCATCAAGACCCTGGAGCTGAAATTTGGCACCAGCGTGACCGGCAGCGGCTTTGAAATCACTTTCACGGACCTGTCCCAGCTTGTGGTCACCGGCGTGTGGAATGTGGAGTTTGCAAGAGTAGAATTTTGACCCTGAGCGGAGGTGATAGAAATGCGGAGAGGCACAAACCCGGTTTTAACATTCACGCTGCCGGAGCCGGTCACCATCGCTGTCCTGTTTATCACATTCCAGCAGGACGGTCAAACCATCCTGGAAAAGGACCTCAGCGCTGTCACCTATGACACGGACAGCGGCACCATCACGCTGCCGCTGTCCCAGGAGGACACGCTCCGCTTTAAGGAGCATGAGCCTGTCTGGGTGCAGCTCCGCTTGCGGGACAACCTGGACAACGCTGTTGCCAGTGAGCCCATGCGTGTGGATGTGGGGGAAATCTTCAAGGATGGGGTGATCTAATGGCCTATGCAGTCCAG